CCGCTTGCAGTTTGGAAAGGCGTTGCCTTTGACCCGTACTCTGCCTGCACTCCCCATAATGAAAACTGTTTAACTCCAGTAGTACCTAAATCAAATCTTATTTGTAATGATGATCCTGCTCCGATTGTTTTACCACTTACAGAGGGAACAGTCACGGTTGCAGTAAACCGCTGCCATGATGTAGTTAAAGTCCATGCGCTTCCACTTGTTGCCGTTGCACTTGAGCCACCACTACCAAAACGCTGTACGGCTTGTGGAGTTACAGAGTGAGTACCTGTTGAAACTTTAGCCCATGCAGAAATAGTGACTGTCTGTCCCGCAAAAGTTCTTACATCCTCAATGTATTGCCCATTATCAGCTGCACCAGTACCTTGTGTCGTGTAATTTAAATTGAGAAAATATTGACTTTCATAACCTGAAACTGGGGCAGTGCCAACAGTAAAAGCCTGTTGTGTTGCTACTACAACACCACCGACACCCGATGTAATTTGAAATCTATCAGCCGTATATCCACCTGTACCGCTAAAAGTAAAAGATGTTCCTCGTTGCCATATTGCCATATCACCGTTGATGATCTTATTTTTGCCAGTTTGACCATAACCGACATTCCAGACAGATGTGTCAATGGCATCGCCAAGCGTACGCATCGCCTGTGCGCCATTTTTTACTAGGTCGGTATTGTCGGGTTCTGCCCAACCATAATTCGGACTTGTTGCCATAGTGTTTCCTATTCTACCTTATCGAGTGTAAACATATACGATTGCGCCGCTACCAGATGAACCTGTGCCGCCTGTGCCATTTCCGTAAGTCTGTTGGAAAGCACCGCCACCGCCACCGCCACCGCCATTACCAAGAACACCTGATCCACCTGCTGAGCCACCAAGATTGAAATCTTGTAGAGCATCTCCACCATCACCGCCGCCATTGTTTCCATCGACTGCGCCACCTGTGCCACCAAAGCCACCATTGTAGAAGTTGAAGCCTGTTGCATCTCTAGCACCTGATCCGCCACCACCGCCACCGCCACCTGCGCGGATGGTTGCAGGTAGTCCGATGTTACTAGGTACAGTAAGAAGTGATCCAACGCCAGATGAGTTAGATCCTGCATTGCCGTTGCCGTCAGTAGTTTTTACAGCTCCGCCGATACCTGCTGGAGTACCAGTCTTAGCATCGTAATACACAACGGATGAATCTCTGGAGAATAGTCCACCACCTGATCCACCTGCTGAACCATCTGCTCCAGCTGAGATAGACATCAAAGAAGCAAAAGCAACTCGATTAGTAGAGCCTGTGTTAAATGCTACTGAGTAAGTCTGTGCAGGTAGTACATCAAAATTCCAGAATGCACCTGCTCCGCCACCACCACCGCCTGTGCCGCCTTGTCCGCCGTTGCCCGATGCGTTAGCACCATTCTGACCATTACCGCCCTTAGCCTTAATGAATACTGCAATCTGCTTTACTCCAGATGGCACAGTAAATGTTGCATCTGCTGTGTAGGTCTGAGCTAGTGCGTAATCGTTATAAACAACAGGAAGGCTAAATGCAGCAGGTGAAACATAAAGGCTTACATCTACATAAGTGGGAGTTGCCTTCATTACGATGTTTTCAATAAAGCCATCAAACTGACCATTGAGCAAGTTAGAAGGTAGGTTAGTAATCGAAACAGGCTGACCAAAGAAAGCCCCAATTAGGCTATTTCGTACAGCATCGCTCATGTTGGGATTGTCGAGTCTAAAAGATATAGTCTCCAACTGACCCTGTGGAGTCTTGCGCAATGTAAGCTCTCTGTCAGCAATAGCCGTGATGTTAGCAAGGGTCTTAATGTTTGAGTCCTGTGAACGCTCGTAGAGCCCGTAAGAGGCTATAGAGTCCGCGTCAGAGTTACTGTAGGTGCTTGCATAACCTGCTCCGTACTTATAGATAAGGCTGTTACGGATGCGTGAGATCTGTGTCGTGCTTCTGATAGATGAAGGGCTTGCATAAGATGCATCGAGCAAGGTGTACCCGTAAGTAGCAAGGTAGGTGCTGCGATGATCTGCATCGTCATAACTGACATTGCCAAAGCGATCTTCGTAAATCTGACCTAATGCGCTAGTTGCAATCTGATCGACCAAGGTTTGTGACTTAGCAGTCTCACTAGCTGCAAGGTTAATCATTGTGTATGCGCCTGAGTCGATCGTGCCGATGTAAGACTCTGCATCATCCCATGTCGTAGTGGCTGGATATGTTGCCCATGTCAGGCTTGGAGTTACTTCTGCCCATGACAGGTTGAGAGCTGCGCCAAGGATAGTTGCAATCTGTGCGCCATCTAAGCCTTCTGCAAGTGCTTGATTAAAGATAGCCTTAGATAGTCGTGCAAGGCTTCCAATGCCTAATACTGTCCCTGTGGTGATAAAGCCTGATTCCTCTGGGCTTCTTACCCCAATGTTAAAATCTGAGACCTCGCCACCAAATACAGTCACATAAGTGCCGCTAGTGTTTTTAAGCTCTAAAGTTATTGCTTCTGTGACATTAATGGTGAAAGGTGCATTGTTATCATTGATAAGTTCTACTCGGCAGTAACCTGCTGTGCATTGTCTGTCAATGTCTAATCTTCCAGTTGCATAGGAAACAGAGGTGACATTCGTATAGACATCATCACCTACTGTAACTCGCCACTCTGGAAGCCATGTCATGCCGTAAAGACTCCGCCAACAAGTGTGCCACGCTGTACAGCAGATCGCAGCACTTCATCGATTGCTTCTGCAATAGCGTTAGGGTCTCCGATGCCCGTGTTCACAGTAATGTTCACGCCCTGTGGGACTTGTGAACCTGTGCCATTGTTTCCCATACCTGCCCCAGATGGTCCAAAATCGGTTGGAGTTGTTGTAGGAATTCTAGCACCCACAAAAGGAACATAACCGCCAAGGTCAGCAGTAGTGTTTGATCCACCGATGCTTGGGATAGTTATCTGCTTTAGCAATGCAATGGCTTGCTCTAGGTTAGCAATGTTAATCAAGTCTTTAGGTACTAGCGTGTCAAGAATAGACTTGATGTCTAGCAGTTTGACATTCTGCTGACCTAGTGTGCCTAGAATTTTCATGTCCTCATTAAGCTTCTTTGTTGCAGCAACGATGGCTGCTTCATCCTTAGCGGCGATAGCATCTTCTAACTCCGCGATCGAACGCTTGACATTAAGGCGAGCAATATCATTAGCAATCTGTAACACCTGTGCGCTGGAAGTTGCCTTGCCTAGTTGCTCAGCCTGATTGGTCAGGGCTGCTGCAATCTGGATCTTGTCCATGTCAAAGAGTTCGCCACCCTTGTTGAGGGCAAGATTAGCCTTGTCAATAGCTGCTGTAAGTCGCTTATCTTTAAGAATTTTAGCCTGTGCAGCTGCTTGCTCTTTTGTAAGCTTTGTCATCGCCATAGCGTTCTTACGAGCAATGGCATCTGCGCGCTGTGTATCCTGTGAAGATACTGTCATTGAGATATTACCAAAGCCCTTGCCATCACCGAATAAGCCACCCGATGGAGCGAAGAAACTTAGATTCTTAAAGTCAAAGATTGACTTGGTGATCTTGATAAACTCGCCTGTTTCACGGACGAAGTTAGCAATCGACTGCGCTGCCTTATCGATCTTAGCAATAAACTCATCTGTTGAATTGGAGTTAGTAACAGTCATCAATGCATCGACAAGACCCTTACCAATAGTCTCTTTAGCATTGTTAGAAGCCACAGTTAATTTAGCAAGTGAACCTGCATAGGTATCAGCTGCCGCGGTGGCTTGTCCTGCGAATAGAACTGACAAGCGTTCTTGGATTTGCTCAAATGTTGATGTTGAAAGCTCTGCTCTAGTAAGTCCTACGCCCAAGCGACCTAGTGCCTGAGTCTGCCCCAAGTATGCCTTCTGCAAGCTTTGTGAAACTTGGGTGACTGACTTGCCCGTACCTGCCGCAATGTCAAGTGCAAGCCCAAGCAATTCCTGTGACTTAGTGACATCACCTGTTGCACGAAGTAAGCGATCCATTGCTGGACGAAGCTCATCATCAAGCACACCTGTCTGCATTTCAAGGCGAGAGATAAAGCCATTGACTGTGCCAATGTTTGAGCCGTAAGCCAGACCCAGATTCTTCAGAGTAGTGCCTAGAGCCTTAGCAGCCTTGTCATCTTCTGCGAATGCCTTAACAGATGCCTTAGCGTACGACAGAAGCTTCTGCGCGCTATAGACAGCAAGCAAGCCTTTAGCAAGACCCTTGACATTCTTTGTCAATTTATCTGTAGAAGTCTCAGCTTGCTTAAATGCCTTTTTGCCCGTGAACTCGGCGGCTATGTCAATTCTTACATCTGCAGCCATTAGCGCACCTGTGTCCTTTTCTCGAACTCAACTCTAGACTTTTCAATCGCTCTGACAACAGCTGCATTAGCCTTGCCTTGATCTTCAGCCCATGCACGAAAAATGGCGCGACCCTTCATCTTACGAGAAGCGCGACCTGACTGTCCTTCGTTTCTTTGATAAGCATTGACAATGCGTGAAGTCTCGTTCATAGCATCGATGAACTGCTTACCAGCATTAGGATTGTTGCTTAATGATTCGCTCTTAGATCCTGAACGAATTGTCTTGCCATAATTAGAATGACCAAGTGCCACGACTTTAGCCAATGGTGCTTGGGGTCTGCCCTGTGGATTTAGGCGACCAGCAGTTTCATAGATAGAACCTGAAGGTGAAGCATTGACAATGCGAGCAAGCGAACGAAACCCAGAGCGATTAACTTTAGATGGAGTGGTCTTATACCCAACTCCACGCTTAGCCTCTGAAGATGACCAGACTCGGTTGCCCCAAGTGCCATTAGTGCTTTTAGCCCAACCGCTTAGAGGTGCAGTTGATGGAATGAAACCGCGAGCTTTAGAAACAATAGGTTTCAAGACCCCAGCAATTTCTTTCTGTGTTTCTTTAGCAAGATCAGGTGTGAACTTTCTGAGGGCTTTTCTAAGCTCTACCGCGCCCTTTACTTCTGTTGGCATCGCTCACCTCTTTCGCTTCATCTTTGAGCCCTTGCACTAATGCATCGAGCATTGCCTTATCTAGATCTAATAACTGCTGTGGCGCGATTCCCAACCTAATGCTTAGCCTAGCAATTAGGTAGGTGAATGGAAGATCGCGCTTTAAGCTAAAGGGTCAGAGTCCAACACTTCCACGCTCTTTAGCGTTTCGATGAACTCCATCCCATAAGGCTTAACAGTCTCACCTGTCCTGCGAGTTACTTCCCATGCTAACCAATAGACATCGCTCTGCTTTTCTTCATCGCGGAACGCCTTATGGAAGCCCTTTTTAGCGTACTGCTCAAATGCGTATTCCACCGCTGGGGTGATTTCGCCTTCTAGTACGCTTCCATCTGTACGAACTATCTTTAGTTTTGCCATGAGTTTGCCCCTTTGTTAGTTTCTTACGCTGTTGTTACTGCGATTGTACCTGAAACATTCCAAGTTACGCTTTGAGTTGATAAGTCTGCAACTGCACCATTTACAGGTGTTGTGTTGTTCACTAGGCAAGTCATTGTGTAAAGAGGATTTGTTGCTGATACAGCACTAGATGTCTGCTTAAATGTGACAACTGTGTTTGTTCCCCATGTTGTCTGAAGTGTCTGAAGTGTCTTAGATGTTGCTTCATCGTTCAAGAAGTCGATTGAAATGCTTGAAGCTTCCAAGCCCTTAACGAATCGATGACCCTGATCCCCGAGTGCTGTGACTTCCAGCTCATCGAAGGCGCGGTTAATTGTTACTGAAGTTACTAATGTCGAGAGATCAACCGCATTGACAGTTAGAACTCCCGTATTTGCTAGATAAACTGACATGGATTATTCCTCGTCCTTCTTTGTAGTTACTGACTTTGCTGCTGGTGTTTCTTTAACCTGCCCGATCTTGATCAGAAAGGCTTCGTTCTCTTTTTCCCAATCGGACATGTTTAACTCCAACTCGTTAGGATTGATACGGACATCTCGCAACTGAGCAGATCACCTGATGCAGCGTTGAGAATACTTGGTGCGCTGATTGCGCTTACATTACAGACTAAAGATGATGCTGCAAGTAATGCGAACACACTACAAACAGTATCTTCAATCCCGTTAAGATTACCTTCATTGTCAAATAAAGGTACAGTCATGACAATCTTAAAGTTAGCCATTGGTGCAACCGAAATCTGTTTGTTGTTATTCGGTGTCAGATAAGGATCATCTGGAGACACGATTACAGAGTTAGCAAGAACTGTTGCAGGTGGAAAAGCGAAAGTCTGCCACTTAGCGTTATTGACTAATGCGGTTGCTAGTGTGGTTCTAAGAGTGGTGATGGCAACGGGCATTATCCCACCATCGAACGCGGATCAAGTGCGTGAGCGATCAATCCTCGCACCTTAGCGAGAAGCTGTGCGCTCATTCGGTAAGGGCTTGGCTGGAAATCGACTGCGTTACTACCTGAAAGGGTGGCTGTACGCGCTTGCCAGATTTCAACAGATATCATGAGAGCTGCTTGCTGGACTGCCATATCGGTTGTCCAGTCTGTGTAAGTCGTAGTCGATACAGATCCGTAAGGATAAATCGGATGATAACCCTGAGCAGTAGTGTGATTAGTATTCACGCTAATTGACAAATCATTAACGGCTGTAATTGTTTTGGTGCCGTTATATGAACCGCCTGAGTTAGCAATCGTGACGCTTTGACCTACATAAAAAGTCTCGCGAACATTGTCATTAAAATATAGAGTGCCTGATCCTACTGTGTTTTCGTGTGCAACTGTGAACCATTTTGGAGCCCATAACATTGGGACTAGAACGGCATCTGCCGCATCGCATACTTCCTGCAAAACGGCATCTGTATACAGTGTGCCAACACCTAAAGTGGTGCGTAACTCAGTAACTGTTGTGAGTGCCATCATGTCCTTTCTAAAGACTCTGGGGAGTAGAGGGCTACTACTCCCCAGAGCGACTTAATTACCTAGTTATCAGGTTAGGTTAAACCAGTTCGCGCCAGCCGCTAACTTAGTGGCAAGTGCTCCCTGACCGAATAGCAGAATATCTACTGTTCCGTCTGAGTTAATGTTTGTGCGAAGTTGCTGACGAGCACCCTCGTACCATGTGTAAGCATCTGGGTTGATAACAGCCATTGAGTAATCAGCAGTACCGACTCCGCCAGAACCCTTCATGTAACGAGATACACGAAGGTCAAGACCTGCGACTGAACCGCGAAGGCTTGTAGGTGTGAGTGCGCCACCTGCGTTTTGAGGATTAGCAGCGATGTAGATTGGTCGTCCGCTATCGTTGTAGCTCATGATGTTAGCCCATTGTTCTGGTGTAACAACGATGTTGCGAGCGAATCCAAGTGATGCTGAATAAACTGCTGCTGCAGCACTTGATACATACTTTAGCAAACCATCGGCTGAGTTAGCCTGTGCTGTTGCGTTAAGAGTACCTGCGCCCTGAATAGCTGTTGTTACGAATTCTTCAGTGTCTTTTGCGTAAGCAAATTCCATCTGGACAAGAAGCTCATCCAAAAATGCAGGTGTTGAATTTGTTAGTAATTCTAGAGTAGTGATTGCACGACCCTTGAAAGACTTCTTTGTTACTGTAATGTATGAAGCTTCAAGTTGTGATTCTGTAACTGCACCATTCTCATCGATCTGATCGACTAGAGGCACTTCAGTAATCTTAGGAAGCTCAAATGTTTTTCCAAATTCTGGCATTGTGCCACGAGTGACTGAATCAATCATTGGGCGATCTGCGTTAGAAAGGAAGTTAAGTAGCTGTGTGCTTTGTGGTGTTGGGATAAATCCTGCACCTGTTGTCTGATCGTTGTCAGCAGCGCGTAGCCATTGACGAGATT